GCATTCCCTGGATTTAGGACAAAAGACCTATTGACGTAATTGGTCCCACCAACTGGCACCACAAGGTCAGTGAAATACTCCCTATGGCGGACTCGCACAGTGTGTTTCGTCTTGGAAAACTGTGGTAATGTATCCATAGACGCACCCATAGTGGAGAGTGTGTTCGAACTAATCACGTAATCGCCTCGGCCAGTTATGGCGGCTATTCCAGCCCCGGTGAGTCCACCGGCAACTGCACCGGTGGGTCCTCCGAGGATGCCGCCGATTCCGGCTCCAGCTCGCGCGAAAGTTCCCTTTGGTAGGTTTCTCGTCGCCAAGTCCAAGCGACCAAGAATAGTATCCAGTCTAGCATCAGCTTTGACCTTCTTCTTAGACTTAGTGCTATTGGCATTAGCGGTAATCTTCGTCATTCAAGTAAATGTTAAATCAATATATATAGGAGTCTACTAAATATACCCCAGAGTGGTTCAAACAGTATAGAGCCCGACCGCTTTGCTAATATTTACAACGTGGTCAGTCAGCCCAGAATAATTACTGGCTGAAATTTCTTTCTCCATAGCTATTTGCACAGACGGTAAATAGCCAAATGCCTTGAAAAAGGACACCCGAGTGTCATCGGAAATGGTTCCCCTGAATTCCCCCCTAATACGAGGTTTGGAACTCATCCTCATAAACCCAGAATCTGAAACTAACAGTGAATTCTTGACGCGTGACTCGACACCATTGCGTTTGTAAGCCTTATACAACTCGCAAAACACAGGCATATCGCCATATAGTGCTGATCCTCCAACGCCAACTTGGTATGACCACTGCCTATAACCAAGTTCGGTACTAACGCATAAGCTCAACGCATCCTTACCAAACGCAGCTTCTGGTTGTCTCACCATAACATAAATGTCATTAGCTTTATCAACCAGAACAGGCTGCGTCTGACAAAAGACGCACTTCTCAAACACGTAAACCGGTTCCTCCACTTCCATCTCAAATCCAAAGTCCAAAAACCAACTGGCCAAATCATCAATTTTGTACAAGTCAGACTTCTCCATGATAACAAGACAATCATCACCGTTGTTGATGAATTCTGCAACGATGCCTTTTCCACGTAAATACTCGCGTACTAAGGTGCACATTATAATGCAATTCCCCAGCGAGGTATTCATATCCCCGCTGGCTCTTGTGCCACAAGCTTTATACTTAACCTTGTGACCATCCACATACGCATATCCCTCATTTTTGAGCTGTTTCTCCAACAGTCGACGCAATTCTGGATTGCAATCGAATATGCGGTTGTAAATGCTATGTTCCCACTTTAAAGCTGGCTTGCTCACATGCTGATCGAACCGGCTGGCATCTAACCCCACTGCAACGGGTGATTTGAACTTCAACCACTTCTTTCTTAACACACTAGCAACCTCCTCCACTGTCACTCCCTTCATGACTACCTCACTATCCTCACCCCACTCAGAAGCGAGAGCTTTATACATGCGCTCTTCAATCTTCCTGGTGAATCTACCTAAAGCAATATTATACACGGGCGATCGGGGTTGAATAATCCGCGGAGCCGGATCAATCTTTTTGGTGAAATTCAATTTTTCGAACTTCACGAAAGCTTTGATCTTAGCATCCCGATCGCTCCAGCCATGTTCGGTGTACTGTTTAGCTGCTGATGTGTACAACGCTCGCTTGTTTGAAGGACACTGGTCAATAAACTCTTGACAGGTCAGATGACAACACTTGCCAAACTCGCGAACTTTGTCAGACAGCCTCTTAGCAGCACCGTCCATTTGCCTCCACACCCCAGATTTCGGTTGAGGGGTTGGCTCTAAACCTGATTTCCCTTGAACATTAAATACTCGTTCATTGAGGGCGCGGATCAAGTTAGGGAGGTTATTATTGTGCGCACCAAAATCTACACGACTAGACAGGTAGGGTGCAATAACTACCCGTCTAGGTTTGGATGGCCTGGCACCCACATGAGACCGAACTTCTATTCCCCTGAACTTGCACTCACCATGATACTCTCTGGCTTGTGTAGTTCTAGCTTCCATTCTCACGAGGCACCCCTAGGCCACAACAGGTTTGGAAGGTGGAATGAGCGACCTGAAGAAGACATCATCAATGTCCTCCACATAATATGTGGCCTCTACCGCTCGGCGATACCAGCTAGCCTCACAATCAGAAATCAGTACCTTCTTTGAGACCATATCACCGTCAACGCAGACCCACACATCAACGCCCCCCATCTTCATAACATCCTCCAAAACCTGTCGAACAACTAGGCTGAGACAACGCTTGTCAGCATCACTCTGAGTGAACGTTCCGGCGGCTTTAAACTTAACTTGTTCAACAAGAGTCTTAACCACAGGGGCCCGCTTGCTCCAACGATTCATAGTGCGATGACGCACATTATGCTTTCGTTGGCCGAGCCTTTTGTCCACCAGTTGCCGCACCCACTCCCAGAAAGTTACTACCGGTTTCACCACCACAGGCTCCTCACCCATGGTATCACATCCACCAATTTGCGATAGTGCTATGGCTTTCATAACCGTCCCTTGTCGCTGATCACGCCAGGCTGTCCAGCCTAACATGTCAAAAATGGTGGGGGTGAAAACCCCTGTAGAAAACATTTCCACACTAAATTTGTGGACTGCAACCCTGAGCTTGCTTAATTTTGTCTCCTTAACGACTGCAGTGCACACCACATCCTGGTTGGTTGGCTTAGGAACATCAGCTGAAGGTACCGGCTCGAACGCATTGACCAAGATACCGTTCTTAACGAGACGGTTGTCCTTGGCAAAATCAATCTTCGGAATCCCCCCCAACCTCAACTCCTCCCAGCGCTTAACCCAATCCGGGGTTACATTATTCAACCCAAAATTGATTGGCGCTGGCTTAAACCTACCATAAATAGGGTGTGTTGCCCCATGCCTGTTGTTCCCCCCAGCTTCAAACGCGAGCCACCCCTCTGGTGGCCCGCCGTGACGAGGCGCTGCCTGGTTATGAGAATTAAAGTCCCTAATCCGCTTGAGAATATCCTCCTCAGGCGGAGAAGGCACATCAGGTCTCCAATTCACCACAGGCACTGGCAAGTTAAATTCCACTCGCCCTACCCCAACGCTGTCCACAGTTCCACTACTATCCCTACTATCTACATTATTAACACCAGGACGCAGCTGCGACGCTGCCCGACTAGTCCTGTTGAGCCATTTCCGTCCCAAAAGAGGGGGAGCACTCATGGTGTTCCTCGGAAGTGACTTTTGCCCACTATTAACATTATATACAGTTGTAGTCCCAGAACCACCCAACATCCTTGAATTCTGATACAGCGTACCATCCTGCTGCACATCGTAATACTCCATTGTATTCCCTCCTTGCAGTGCCTTGCCACCATATGCCAACCAAAAATTCGCTTGGGGAAACCCAATACGACATGCAAGCCTGCATTCAAAGCTTTCTACAAGCTCCCATTGCCAGTACTTCATGATGATTGTCCTGCCGGTGCACAATTTTACAAAACACTGCTGGGCGTGAAGAGTGGGATGCTCCCACCGAAATGGTTGCCAAGGATTGTCCGACATAATTCTCACATT